AATCAGAACCATAAGGTCAGCTTCAGCCGCCTTACCTGTACGTGAACCTTCCATCATGCTCTGGTTAAGTAACACTTTACCCTCAGCATCAGCAGATAGCTGAGACATGTAAAATACTGCACATTCATGTTGTTTAGCAATCTGCCTTGCATGAATAGCGTTAGCCTTCAATGCTTCATCTGCTCTGGCAAAGCCAGCAGTTCTAGCAAACTTGTCGCCCATATCAAGAATGACAATATCAGGCTTGTAAGATTTACAGATGCTTTCTACCCATGACATATCACGACCTGTTGCATCTTTAATCTTGATACGTTCTTTCACTGGTGCATATATGTCACGTGCTTTGCTAGGATTGTTTTTAATCTCTTGCATTGTCATACCAGTTGCGGCAGTCAGGTATCTTGCACCAACACGGTGATAACCTTCCTCGTTACACAAGATGATGCAGTTAGCACCTTGATGAGCAAAGCCGCCCGGTGCAGCAATGAGTGATGCATGGAAAGATGTCTTACCAGTATTTGGTCTAGCACCAATCTCAATAAGATGTCCATCATTTACCCCTTCCACCTTACGTGCCAGAGAAGGTATGTTGAATGTCCAACGTGCCTCAAGGTCATTGCGTGATAGTAGTGTCTCGATGTCAATGTCATCCCACTCTACATTTAGATTAGGTGTAAAGTCATCCCCATACTGCTCAAGCAATAGGCGTAAAGGCTCAAGGCTTGCCTTAGTGCCATTCACATAGTCGAAGCCTAGATTGGCAATGTCCTCGCCAATAACTTGCTGAAACAGTTTAGATAGCACTTCCTGTGCTACGTCACTGCCCATAGGCTGTTCTTTCTTTATCTGATTAAACAGAGAAGAATATGCCTGTTTCTGTGCAGTAGTCATCGTAGGATTGTTAGACATAAACAATGCCTCAATCTCATCTGGTGACACAGTACGTTCATATCTATCCATCGCACTGTCGATGGCTTGTTTAATCTTACGTACATCTTTACTGAACAGTCTATCTGGACATCTTGCACCACGATGTTCTTCGTAGAACGATTTGTCCATGAGACTTCTTACTAATGATAATTCCATTATCTATCTCCTGTGTTGTATAAGTTGGTCATGTCCGTTGGGTTACGGTATTTCAGGTCATCTTCTAAACGCAATACCTTTACAGTATTTACGTGACCTCTTAATTCTTTTGCAAACGCTAGTGTCTTGGGTAGTGCGTCAGGGTCTAGCGCAATTATTGCTGTTGAGAACTGCGATAAGTACCTCTTGTGTTCTTCTGATAAGGATGTTCCCAACACAGCTACCCCAACAAAAACACCGCTATCACCTACAACTGCGGCACTTACACAGTCCTCAACAACTACAGCGACATTACCACAACCATACGAGTATGGCAAGCCACTTTTTCCGTATCTTTTCCATTTAGGTAATCTATTTGATAATGAACGACCAGTCGCATCAATCATTACATCATCTTGCACGACAGGAAACACAACTCTGTTTTCTTTTACATCATACAAAAGATTTAGTTTAGATGCATTAAGTCCCCAATCATTACACCACTGCAATACTTCTTTTCTGTTACCATGAGTGACCACGTAATTAGGCAACTCAAAATCCGTACTGGTAATTTTACTTGTACTACCAGTGAAAGTATTACGAATGTCATCTACAGATAGCCTTACCTGTTTTGAACCAGATACATTACAAGATGCCTTGTAACAGTTCCACAAAAGATGTCCCATGTTATTGGTCACAGAAAATGTCATATAACCATTACAACTAGGACAATTCATTCTCTTTGTTTGTCCATTATCAATATCTATATCACTTATAGTGTTATATATATTATACATGTTATACACTTTCCTTTGCGGCACTTGTAATGCTTGTATCATGTTTTTTACGTTCCGTCAATGCATAATTTGCACTTTTTAACGTATTTTTCAAATAAGGCTTTACTGACTGTGGATTAGCATGTCCAGTAACCGACATTATCTGTCCAATACCGACACCTGCCTCAACCATTTCAGTTGTACCAGTTCTTCGTAAGTCAGATAGACGTAACTCTTTTGGTAATCCAGCTTGCTCCATCAACTCACGACCAAACAATGGCAACTTGTGCAGTGTGTATGGTCTGTATTCACCTTTAATTGGAAAAGGTCTAGGTGCAACGTAAGGTTGAAAACCGAAGTCTTCATTTTGTTGTACTAGCATACTAAATAAGTTATCTTCTATAGGTAGAAAAACTTCTGCCCTGCGTTTTGACTGTTCAATATGCACAGTTTTTTCAACAAAGTCTATGCTATCCCAAGTGAGCATACGCATATCACCAAGACGCTGACACCATTCGTATGCCATGTGAGCGATAAGACCTATGTTACGAGTGCTAAAATCGCTGTAGGCTACGTCTAATAGCTTTTTGACATCTTCCCTACTCCAAACTGTGTTACGCTTGTCAGGCGTTCTCCTACGCACGTTAGCAAAAGGATTAGTAATACACAGTTCTTCACGTAGTCCATGATTAAAGACAATGCGTGTTACTGACATGACATGATTAGCCATTGAGATGCCTTTTTCACACCATTCGTTGTATGCTGTCTTTGCCATTTTAGTGGTGATTTTATCTGCGTCATACTGACAGAGGGATTTACCCTCTGCCTGTGTGTTTTTCATTACGTTCAGAAAGTATTTATATTGTGCTTTAGATTCGTCACGTAACTGTCTGTATTCATACGAAGAAAAGTAATCTTCAATGAGTTTAGATAGCTTCATTATGCCGCCACCAGTTCTCTAAAAGCTGGTGTTTCAATCCACTGAGACACTTTGTGTTCACGCTGGAACATAGACACTGCTTGTGTGTCGTTTCCGGTGTTACGAAGCTGAAAGCCGTTACGTTCATCAGCGTATGTGGCATAGTTAGTGAAGGCACTGTACAGAGCGAACACATTACGTCCACGAACATTAACTTCTTGGTTGTATAACGTAAACATCTTCTCTGCGGCACGTTCAGACTTCATAATCTTCTCAAGCAACTCTTTTACATTTATAAAAGAAAGTCCAATGTTTGCCCAATGCTGCAATCTTTCTGACTGTGCATAAAATGATTGCTTTGACTCGTTTAGGTCACGAATAAATCTATCCATGCTAAAGTTTGATGTATTCTTTCTACGAACTTTGTCGTGTTCACCACGAATCATGCCGTTTGTACAAAAGAAATCAATAGCACCAAAGAATACTGTGTTAGAACAGCTACCATCAATGCCATGCAGTGCAATAACACGTTGTGCAATGGTAGTTTCGTGACGGTCAGTAACGACTTTGGCTGTAACATTAGGTAATGTCATGTCCATCAATGCCCAAGCATTTTTTCTGGCAACTTTCCAGTTGATGTTCATGCCGTTACATTCGTCTTCACCAAGTGTTTCTGTCATGGTGTTGTGTACACCTTCAAAAAAGTCACCGTGATTAGCACAGTTAAAGCTGTTGCCAACAACACCGATGTATTCTCCGGTATCAGAATTGATGACATATTTTTTATCTTCAACTTTTGTAGGTTCAAAAGCTACATCAAAGTTTAGGTTTTCAGGTAGCAGTTCATCTGCTGAGTAAGTAAAATCTAGTGGCATGGTTTATCTCCTTTTGCCGATGTTTTTGTCACTGAGTGACATTTTTGTTAACTGATACTTTGTTGTATCATTTACTGAGAAAAATAGCAAGCACTATAAATGCAACAAGCAGTGCCATATAAATAGACATAATCATGTGTTATCTGCCCATGAATAATCAGACCACCACATTCTATTGCCATGCTCACAGCTTTCCTGTTCCATCACCATATGATTTGCAATGAACTGGTCAGCACCATCCAGTTTTTGGATAAGGCTATACTCTATGTCACACTTCTCATCTGTTGCTCTATTAAAATCCTTGATGGCATTAACGATGTCAAGCATACGCTCTATCTGCCATCCTTCTAGTTCCATTACGATTGTCTTTGTTGTCATGTTACTTCTCCGTTTTGTAACCAATATGGCATAGTACGTCCTTTGTTATAACGTGCAAACTTTAACTTGTCAAGTTTGTAAAACTCACGATATGCAAGAACAGGCCACAGTTCTTCTGTTTTACACTCATCAAAGCCACTGAAGCATTGTGGGTGTGGTGTTAGTCCAGCACCGTTTGCTGGTACATATTCTGTAGCAGCTTTGAATGCTGGTAGTAAGGTAGATGACTTGTGTACTTTACCATAGCGATGTGTGTACTCGTCTGACATGGCTTCCAATAACACAACGGCATACACATAATTCTCACGACATTCTCTAGCCCAAATTGTGCATGGATGATTGACGTAAGCTGTTTTGTACACACCGTTTGCATCTGCAAAGTCATCACCTGCATGGTGTCGCACTGCTGTAGATAACATCTGTGCTTCTTCCAATGGCATCTTCACAATATGCTGGTCACACAATGACTTAGCTATTGCGGCAGGATGATGGTCAACAATAAACCTGTTCATGGATAATCTCCTATCCTTTGTGTCCTACAAGGTCACCACGATATGTAACTTCCTCACACTTGTTGATAAAGTTTAGCAACTCAGACACGCTGTTGTATATATGTCCTGTAGATGGCTTGCCTACCTTTTCCCAATGCATAAACTCATCATTCTTGTTGTAATCTACCAACACTTTTAGTGCGGCAAACTCTGCTTTTGTCATTGGTTTTGGTTTGTATCTAATCATATCAATACTCCTATTGTGTTGTTGTATATGTAGGCTAGTAATGCAAACATTACCATTGCTACCAGTATCAAAGGCAGTGTGCCAAGTATAATGTCCACATACTTATTCATCATTAACTTTGCCATTAGTCTCCTCATCTGCAATATCCTTTCTATGCATCTGGATACAACCCATGCCGCACAAAGTCTGCAAGCACACGTCTCTTGTCTACACCATCCTCTAGCAGTTCTGCCAGCATGTAGTGTACATTTGTCATAGTGTACTGTTCAAAGCAGTCTTTGATTTCATCTACAACTGCGTTGATTAGCCTTTCATCTGGTGATTCACTCATCTGTAATATCCTCTGTCATGTCATTAACAATCTCAAAATCAGTGCCTGTCTCAGTCCAGTCACCTGCACCGTAAGACATCTGCTCTGCATCATATGCATTGTCTGCTTCTACCTCACGCTCTACAAACGTGTAGATGGTTGCGTACACTTTGAATTTAGGCATCTTAATTCTCCTCTAGGTCATCTATGTCTATGTCATCAGCCATGTATGAATAGTCTATGTGAGGTGCATAAAACTCTTTAACACTACCATCTGCATTACGCAGATAGTCGTCTGCTTCATCATCATACACATAGTATGTCATATGCCACACACCAATGCTGTAGTCTTTGTTAGGGTCAAGTTTACTCATCTTCATTCTCCTTTGGTAAATATACTTCATAGTCACTGCCACAATTCGGGCAGTGTAGGTCTGTCAACATGGCATAGTTTTCCATCTCGTGTGATACGTCATGGTCACACTGCCATATCAGT